CAGCCAAGAAGGTAGGAACCTACTCCTCCGCCGTTGTACCACCAAATTTCTACATCAAAAACCTTATCACTTGTTACATCATATACTGGAGAGTATGCACTCCAAGTTGCTCCCTGCTCAACCCAGTTATCTATTGCCAATGATCCATCAATATACATTCTAAAACCATCATCTGTATATCCTGCAAAGTATGCTTGCGTAAACCATGATGGAACAGTTATCTGTCCAGTAAATTTAACTATAAAGTTTTCATATCTGTTACCACAAACTGGACGAGTCATATAGTTTCCAGTTATTGTTCCACTACATAAAAATTGATCTACGGCTGCTTGCCCATTAACTCTCATTAGACTATAAACATCATATGCCAGACCAGCAGAACCAGCACTGTCTAATGCTTGCTGAGCGTTTGACAGATTGATGTTTGCTGCTCCAAGGGCATCGTAGGCATCATTCTTATTGTCTAAAGCAGTTGCTACTGTTACTGTTTGTCCGTCTACTGCTGATTGGGCTAAGTCTTTTTCTTCAAGTGCCGTGGATTCTGCGTCAAGAGAATCATCATATAGGTCAGATGTCTGTGTCTGGGTTTCTTTTGCAGATACTGCAAGGTCATACTTGTCTTCTGCTTCTTGGATTAAAGATATGAATTCATCCTTGTATCCTAGGTCATCAATGCTGTCATTGAGTTCTTCAATTTCTTGGGCTGCCATTGTGAGGGGGTCATCAGAGTATGCGCCTTCTGGGGATATAATAAGCCAACCGAATGCTAAAAGTGTGGCTGCTAGTATGCGTATTAGTCTTTTAATTTGCCTTTCCCCCTTGCAGACTTATGTCTGATAGGATGATTATACCATTTTATTCCACAAAAAGGGGACAGCACTTATTTAAAAGCCTGCTCCCAATAGTAATTGTCTATGCTACTTTTTTCTAGGATATACTCTATCTCTGAGTTGCTCAATGTTTTTAATACTTGTTCTGTTTCCTTTAGGCTATTATAGATTCCTGACCTATTAAGTTGTTTTAGGCTAACATTAAACCTGGTATTTATGATATCCGATATGTTAATATAACTGCTATATATATTTTCTGTAGTTCCTAAGAATAAAAGGGATTCTATTTTTTCTTTAGCATTCCCAATTGTTACGGGGATCTGTGTTTCTTTATCTGTTTCCTCGCCTGTTTCTGGATCATACAAATATGGATATCTTGTGTTTATTAGGTTATAGATTTGTCCATTGTTGGTGTACTCTGCCGACCTTTCATCATAAAGCCATTCTCTAAACAAGTTGGCTGGGTCATTTTTAAACTTGCTTGACCTGAACACTTCAAAAATTGTTGCGATGTTTTTTGGATCTTGGCTTTCCTGATTTAACTTAGAAAACATACTGACTACCTGGTTTACAGGATTTCTTAAAAGGGTAATTGTATCAATGTCTGAATTAAATATTGAGGGGGCAATCCCGTAGTGACCCATTATTAAATTACTTTTGTACATGCTTTCACTATTAAAATCTTTACCTGTAGTAAAAACATTTAAACCACATCTATCAATTCCAGAATTGTGTAGCATTCTAGATAGTGTGGTTCCACCAGTTCTTGGTATGTGATTAAAATAAATTGATTTCATAGTAAACCCTGGTGGGCTTTCGCCCACCAGGACTCAAACTACTTGACTAATGTAACCTTAGCCTTTGGATTCTTTGCATTCCACTTCTTAGCAAGTGCATTGAAAGCATCCTTGATTGACTTAAGTGCAGCAGCATTATCTGCTGTTAACTTAGCGATAGTTGCATCCTTGGCAAGCACAACTGCATCATGTGCAGCCTTTGCATCAAGTGCTGCCTTATCTGAAACAGCCTTTGCATCAGCAAGTGCCTTAGCAGAAGCAGCCTTCTCTGCTGCAAGAGCAGCATCTGAAGCAGCCTTAGCAGCAACTGCATCCGCAGCAGCCTTTACAACTGCAGCATCTGAGATTGCCTTAGCAGCAAGTGCTGCATCCTTAGCAGCAGTTTGTGCTGCAAGTTCTGATACTAGATCACGAACTGTGATTTCTGCAAACGGTGCTAGTGCACGAGCAGGAAGACCAACTACATCTGCAGTTGTTGCATCTGATGATGTTGTCGGTGAGAATGTGATTAGTGATCGTGTTCCAGTTGCTGGAAGTGTTGCAACAAACTTTGCAACTCCAAAATCTGAAAGTGTAGCACCAGTTGTTGCTGTTGCTGTGTCTAGTGTTGCTGTTGAAGCAAAAACTGTTGCAGTAATTGACTTAGCAGATACCTTGTTTCCAAATGTGTCTGTTGCAGTTACTGAGATGTCTTGCTTTGTACCAGCAGCACCTGTAGCAGGAGCGGATACTGTAAGAGTATTAATCTTACCAGCAGTTCCCTGTACGTAGTATGTAAATGTAGTTCCCTGATTGGTAACTGTTACTGTTCCAATTGCTGTGGTCTTTGTATATACCCAGAATGTTGCAGTTGTTCCTGTACCAGTTGCAACTGTCAAGGCTGAAGAACCTGATGTTGCTCCTACTGGTGCAGCAGTTGTGTGTAGTGCAGACACGATTGTTGCGTTTGTTGCTACTACAGAAACAGTTGTTCCTGTGTCAACAGTTGCGACAAACTTAAGTGCGTCTGCAGCGTCAACTGTGTTGTCTGCAGGGACTGGCAATGCAGCAGGTGTTGAGATTGATGAAGCGGTTGTGTTAGCCGTTCCAGCAAGATCTACAGCAACTGTCATTACAGCAGCACTTGCAGGTGTTGCTACCATTGTGCCCAAAGTCATGGCTGCAACCATGGCTAGTGCGATTTTCTTAAATGAGTTCATTTAATTGATTCCTTTTCTTTTTATAGTATTTTTAGTCTGTCCAAATAGTCTTTTATCTCTTCTATTTGGCTAGGTTTATATTGTATCACATTGCGACTTTCCAGGTCAAATTGCTCTTCTGGAGTCTTTGGTCTGTCTTTAAAGGTGTGAACCTCTACTTCAGTGTCTATATTTTTTGGAGTATGTGATATTGCTCCAAATATTGCTCCACACACAGCATCAGCCAAGTCCTTTGACTTTTTGCGGGGGTGGTCAACTCTATCATTTTTCATAATCTTTAACTGTGTTAGTTCATCAAACAATAAATCAATTGCTGGCATAGCAAGCCTTTCCTCATATACAAGCATTGCCATATCTTCATAGTGCTTCTTAGCAACAGAAACAGTATCAGTCTTCATTCCAACCTGCTTTAGTTCATTCTGAATATCAAATGACTGCCAACGGTCAAAGGAGACCATGCCAATATCAAACCCTAATCTTCTAAGATTCTGAATCCATTGTTTAACTTCTGAAAGGTTTACTGGGCCCTCAATCTTTGGTTCCCACCACGCTACTGCATCTACTACTACAATTGGTGCTACTTGTTCGTAGTTATTAATCACTTGTATGCTTACCCATTTTTCTACATGGGCAATAGCAACAGCACACTTATCGTGCTTCTGTGCAAGGTCAGCGTGTACATAATACTTTTTAGTTGGATCTGGTTTGAACGCTTCGTCAAACCTCCTAAAGTTATCCACAGGGTTTCTAAGTGTCATACAGGCTCTTACCTTTTCGTGCTGCTTAAAGAATGCATCAGAGGCGAAGGTTGGTACGCATGTAAAGCGCATCATTGCATCTCCAAGGTCAGTCATAAAAGCAATCTTAAAATCATCAATCTGTCTTGTTGGATTTACTTCCCATGTAGGTCTTTTTAGTGCAAACACTCCTGGGTATTTGTATGAGATGATATGATCTTCATCCCAGGAAATTTCAAACTTATTGTTTGGGTCTGTGTCAGGCAATAGTGGATTAATAATAAACTCGTGGGTTCTTTCAATTACTTCTTTCTCAGCAACAACTGCATCATACTTTTCTGAGATATAGTCTCCTGGGTATCTTGGGAATGAAAGCAAAACTACCTTGCCAAGGTCTGGGAATCTAGAGTCTACTGATCCACGGAAAGCCTTGTAGATATTTTCAGCAGTCTTTCCTTGTTCGTTACCTGTTCCAACTTCAGATGCAAAACCAGAGATCTCATCAAGAACTGCAAGAAGAAGGTTTAAACCCTCATGGGACTCTCTTTCTGAGTGGCCAGAGTAAACAGTTATAGACTTGTCAAACTCAACTGAGTCTGCTTTTGCATAATACTTTCCAGCAAACCATGGCGATCTTTCAATCTTTGATTTAAAACCCTTAAAGAAAACATTCTTAGCCTGCTGTGCGTTAATAGCCACATTGATTAGGTCAATAGCATCTCCAGACGGCTTACCAAAATACTTTGCTGGGTCTTTTAAACACAATAGTTTGTATACGATGTATGCACAGGCCACTGTTGATACGAAGTCTTTTCCAGATCCCTTGCCAAGTTGCAGGATAATTTCATTCTTTGTATATTTTTCAAAGTATCTTGTTCCTTCTTCTTCTCCCAAAAAGTCTATAAGATCTTCTTTACGATATATCTGACTCATTGCCTCTACAATATCGTACTGAATATCAGAGAGTCCAGGCTGCCCAAGGTATGCTTCACCTTCAACAAATGTCTTTGCATCTACTGGGGTTTCTTGAAAATTGTTATCCTTTAGTACTTCAAAAAACTCATTAAATGTCGTGGACAACAGTAATCACCTCGTTGTCTTTTGCAAATGAAGAAAGCCTACGCATAATCTCATCACGAACCTGTGGGTACTCTGATGCAATGTCTTTTAGAATAAGAACAAGAATCTCTTGACGCTTTTCAATTTCCATCATCTCTTCAGCAAGTTCTTTATTCTCAAGCAGGCCAGCCTTTTGTAGCATATCAATACGCTTAGATTCAATATCCATCACGAGTTTAATTGCTGCAGTTTTTGCGCTAAGATTATTAGTCATAGATGCTTCATCAATAACTTCATATGTCCGAGATACCAACTTGCTGTAGTGTGTATCTGCAGCAGCAAGTGCTTCTTTTGCACGAGCACGAATGGCATCATTAGCAGATGCCATAACTTTCCACTCATTGATAAGAGTCACTACTCTTTGTCTTGGAATGTCAAGTTGTTTTGAAATTACTGTCGGGTCGTTACCTTTCAGGTATTCTTCTACAACTAAATTTACTTGGTCTAAATGTTTAACTAGATCGTCTTCAGTTGACATGTTTTCCCTCTAGTCTGTTTATCTCATCCTTAATATAAAAAATTGCTTTTTCAAGATCCTGAATAGTCTTTTGCTCATCCTTAAGTCCTGCTCTCCACAAATACTTAAATGCATTGCCAATATTAAAATTACGATGTCTAGTGATCTGTATGCATTCAATACCAGACGGATCTGAAGTATAGTGTAGGGGATTGTTTACTTGGTCAACCGTTATGTTTAAATTCTCACTCATCATCTTCCTCCCAATCAAATGCCTCTGGAATACCTTTTAGTGTGGCAATTGCAAAACCAAAACCTACCATGCCAACTACGGCTATTGCTACTAATGCTTTTTCAAATCTACTCATCGCCTTGATTTCCTTAATCCAAATTTGGCAAGGTAAACATAGATGGTCTCTAAAGAGCACCCACATTCCTTTGCAATATCTTCTGGTGTTTTTTTATCCATAAGGTATCTCTTACGCATAAAGGTTTCACTTGTATATAGTTTAGCAGCCATGATACTATTTGTCAACTCCAATTGCTTTCCCCCAGTTTTTTAAAGCCCAGTGCCCAATACCACAAGCATCTGCGACATCGTTATCAGTAATAGTTCTATCATATATAGTATTAATAAACCTTATAGTTCTTTCTTTACGAAGGTTTCTCTCATAAGCCTTATACCAAGAAACCGATTTTCCAGGATGCTGTGCACGAATAAAAAGTTGCTCGTCTTTTGATATTTTCTTATTTCCTATGTAGTTTTGCCAAGTAATCGGAGATACAGTCCCAATTACTTTTGTTCCTGATTGACCTGCTGCTCCAAGGATTGCCCCCTGAACTAATGCAAGATCCGCAGCAGTCTTAGGGCTATTCATAAACACAGTGTGCTCAATAATTATTGCCTCAAATCCTCCGTAGTAATCAAAAAACCCTTTTACCTTTTTACCTGCGTCCATAACCTTTTCATAGGTATTATTTCCTTCAAAATTAATCTTACCTATCGCATCTAGATTTTCTCCAGCAAACAAAGAAAAAGCAAGGCTGTTGGTGCTTGCGTCAATAGCACAAATCGTATGTGGCTTTACTTCTAGTCCCCACTTATTTTTTACCATTACCTCTACCCTTTATTTCTTTTATTGCCTTGCTTACTGCATCTGGATTTACTGCACAAGAAGAACATATTGGATCGTCGTTATATATAGAAAGAGGCAAAGAACAAGACTTGCAAAGCCTTGTCTTTCCTTTTCTTTTTTGCCTCTTTGATTGCAGATATCTTGCTGCAATCTTTTCTTTTGTTGCAATATCTCTACAGTTTTGCGAGCAGTATATTTGATATGATACTGCAGGGGTAAAACTATTATCGCAACATTTACAATTGTTCACCGAGAATCTCCAAGGGCGCTATTTTTAGTACGCCTGGACCTGCAGACTCACATGCTTTTTTAATTGGGCATGACTTGCATATCTTGGAATTTGATCTATAGTTTTTGTTTGGCAGGGTTCTGTCTTCCCATGTCTTGCGAACTAATCTCATCCAATCAAATGCCTGGTCTACCCACCGACGGTAATGATCGTTTACATCTACAGGGATCAAAAGGAGTTCGTGATTATTTTTATTTTCATAAATCATAACACCTACTGGTCTCTTTAAGATCTTCATATAAATAAGCAACTGCATTAAGTGACCAGTCTTGGCCTTGCCTGATGCCTTTCTATATTCAAATCCTTCGTTCATCATTGTTTTAATTTCACCAATAAGTTCTTGGCCTTGCCAATCAAACATGACATCTCCGTATCCAAAGATAGGTGGATCTTCATTTTTGATCTTAAACTCTGTTGTAGCCTCATTATCGTCATCACGATAAACCTTAACTATACCCGCATTCATCATTGCGTTCTGAATTCTTGCATGCGATAGAGTTCCCGCAGTCATATTGGCTGCGCCATAAGCATCTGCATTGTCTTCAAACACCTGACCATCAAATGCAAGGTACCAGTATCTAGCACACTCGCCGTGCCCGTAGGCAATCGTTGATGGAGCAAAAGTTTTCTTTGTTGTGTGCTTATCTACACGAGTAATCGTATAGCCTTCTTTAATCTTTGCCTCAAGCCCTGCTATGTCTATAGGGTGAATTGGCTTTTCTTCTGGCTTTATCATTACCGTATGCAATAAATTCTTTGTCATTGTTTCTCGTTTCTATTAGTATAAGTATAGCAGATTATCGGGTTATGTACTTTAGTGCGGAGACTAAATTATTTAACGACTCTGCTGCCGTATAATAAAGATTCTTCTTGCCACGATCTGACTTGTCAACATTGGCCATCCATGTTGCTTTAAATGCCATCTTTGCTGCAATTGCCTGAAGTCTTACGATTTCTATGTGAGCCACATTCAAGGGAATATCTGGCTTAATAATAATCTTAGCAATAAATGTAAGCGCTGTGGTTAGTTCTTCATCTTGCATATAGTCCGCAATTTCTGCAAGACCATTTACCATATCTATTGTAGTGCTTTCTTTTTGCATTTATTTGTCCAATCAGATAGTTATTGATTAATTGTTTTAAAATTTATTAAAGTTACTGAAACAAACTTTTTTCTTTTGCATCAAAGTCTTCTATGTATTTCATAAAGACTGGATCTGATCTCCACAAAGCAAGTCTTTCTTGTCTTGCTTCTGGGGATCTAGCAATATGGTTTAACTCATCAAAATCTTTTGGTGCTGAAAAGTGCATAGTTAGAACTTCAGTTCGATCTCCATCTTTAAATCTTACTGGCTCTCTCCAGTGCACTTGTCCTGCACCCCAAAAGACAAGTAAGTCTCCGTACTCAAGATTAAAACTCTCACCTTCAATTACTATCGGCCAATCAATATTAGCATCTAACTGATAGTCCATTGTAAGTTTAGTAAAATAGTTATCTGAATCATAATGAACTGGCAACTTTGGATTTACATCTGGATTATGTTCTAGACTATAATCTAAATAACTGTTATGAAACATAAACACTTGTTCGCCAACCATGTCTGAAGCAAAGGCTTCAAGTTTTCTTCGTATATGCTCTGGGTACATTACCTCTATCTGCATTCTTGCCATGCTTGGAAGAACAAGTGGAGCAAAAAACTCATCTAAGTCTTTAGCCTTCTTTTGATAGTTTACTATTGCAAGCAAAACTTCCACTTCTTCTTCAGTAAAGAAATTTTTAATAATTCTTGGTACTACTTTTATTTTTGGTTCATATCCTGTGTTCATAATACTATTATACACCATCCTCTAAAAGTTGTTCTAAAATACTCATCTCAATTATAGCAAGTCTTACCTTTGAGTTAGCCTCGCCCATTACTACTACTATGGCTGGATCTTTACCGTTCTTCATAGCATCGGTGGTAGCCTTTGCCCATACCTCTTTGTTTAATGTAAATGACTTTCCAACCTCTTTGAAGTCTACTACAAAGTTTCTCCAGGAAGCATCTCCCTTTTGTGTATTTCTTCCAGAATTCTTATGCTGTTTAGCACCTATCCTTTTGGACTCACTCTTCTCCGTCAAAGTCGCTCTTCTTTCTTTTTCCAAGGTTAACCTTACTTAGATGCTTGTCCTTACACATCCAAGTCATTTCTTTTGTTTCTGCATAAAGCCTAAGAGTTTTAACTTCTGCTTTGCATGTATGGCACAAAAAGGTGCCTTGGTAAACCGTAAAACTAGGCATTTAGTTTAGCCTTGATTGATTCTTGCAAATCAAGATCCTCCCTTACACGATTAACAAATGCTTCCTTACCCTGCACCTTTGTTCCATCAGGGAGTATGTACCATGCTCCTGTACGCTCTACAATACCGTTTAGTTCTGCGGTAGTAACCAAATCACCAATGGTGTCAAGACCAATATCGTCACCTCTAAAGTAAAAATCATACTCACCAGACTGGAACCCTGGAGAGGTTTTGGAGAACTGGAGTTCCCACTTAATAGTTCTACCAACTTTTTCTTCAATTAGTTTATCTCCTACCTTAATTTTTCCCTTAATCGCTTGATTGTCGGACTCGGAACTAAATAACTTAACAATGCAAGAAGAATAAAACTTAGTAGCCTGACCACCAGAAGGCTGCTGGCTAGTATACATAGCATTAATATTATTGCGAGACTGGGAAATAAGAACAAGAAGAGTAGGCTTAACCTTGTTGTTAGCATAATTAAGCATTTTCCATGCGTTACTAAAGTCACGAGATTCCGCTCCAATCTGTTTGGTGTTTTCCAAAGCCTTCATTTCATCGGTATCTTTTTCAAAATAGATTGCTGGAAGCATTGATGTAATAGAGTCTACCACAATTATATCAACACCAGCATTCATTAGTCCAACGCCAACATCTACCATATCACTAATAGTTCTTGCTTGTGAGTAGATTAGTTTTTCTGGATCTACCCCAAGAGTTCTGGCCCAGTCTTCAGAGTATGACATTTCTGAGTCAATCCATGCACAAAGTTTTCCTTCTGCTTGTGCTAGGGCAATCATCTGAAGGCACATAGAGGACTTTGCAGACGACTTAGAGCCCCAAATAAGAACTTGTCTACCGTATGGAAGGCCTCCACCCAGAGCACGGTTTAAACCAAAACTAGGGGTAGGCTGATACTCATAGTTGACACCGACCCCACTACCTAATCTCTTTCTCAACTTGGGATCAAGTTGTGCTAACGCTTCTTCTATACTAACTGACATGTACATCCTCCAATGTTACTGTTCCGTCTTTTGTCTTTCCAAAATCAAACTTGTAAGATTTTCCTTCTTCAATATTCATATAAGCCTTTGCAAATGATGTAGGGAACACAGTGATAGAGTGAAGGTCTCTGCTTGTATCTGCAAGCGTAAGAGATGCCATCTTCTTTCCAGTCTTTGTAATCCTTGGCTTAAATGAAACTACAAACATTTCATCATCCTTGTATGGAAGTTGTTTATAACTTAAGAACTTTACAAGTGCGTGAGACGACTCTTTTATTTCGTCAGACGGTATGAAAGATACAATCCTGTTGTCATTACAAAGAACCAAATAAGAACGACCCGTCTCAATAGTTGTATTTTCATCATCAAATATACCGACGCTGCCAGTTTTGTCCAAAATTTCAACTCGTGACCATCCTGTTCCTCTTTTAATTGATTTTACCATACCCATAAAGATGTATGATCCTTTTTCTTCAAAGTCAACAATATCCTGAATGAAAGCATAGTAGTGAGAAGGTATTGTAATATTAAACTCTGGAAGGTTTAAGTATTCATATAGATTCTCTTTAATCTCCTGATCATTTCTAGGATTATCATTGAATGTTGCTGCACCAATTACTCTAAGTGCTTGTAGTGCACGAGAGTTTACTCCGTTGCCTTTGGTAAAGGTAAATTCTTCAAGTTCTTTGTACGAACGGAATGGTCGTGCTGATATGTATCGTTCACCAATCTTGTCAGATATGAACTTGATAGCACTGAGTCCAAACCGAATACCTTTACCCTCAATTTTAAAATCGATATCCGAATCGTTAATGTGAGGTAACTTAACGCTAATGCCCATTCTTTTTGCTTCAATAAGATATTCAGTTCTCGCATCCTTATCCTTTTCATTCTTTAGCACTGAGTACATAAACTCAAGTGGGTAATAATACTTTAGCCACGCTGTCCAGTAGGATAGCGTTGAGTATGCTACTGCGTGTGACTTGTTAAATGAGTACCCTGCGTGAGCCTCAAAGTCATGCCATAGATCTAAAGCAGCATGAGGAGTAATGAATTTAGATGCACCTTCTACGAATTTTTCTTTAAACTGATCAAATTCTTTAGCATCCTTTTTCTTTCCAATGATCTTTCTAACTTTATCTGCTTCCGACATGGACATACCGCCAAGGTGTACGCATGCTTGCATAACTTGTTCCTGGTAAAGAATACAGCCATATGTGTCCTCCGTAAATTGTTTTAGTACTTGGTGAGTATAAGAAATGTTTTGACGACCATGCTTGCGATCAACATAGTCCTTACCAATAGTATTCATTGCACCTGGACGGACAAGTGCGTTTGATGCTGCAAGTTCGTTTAGATTCTTGACACCCATCTTAACAAGAAGGTTTGTATATGGTGCTGCTTCACACTGGAACACACCCTTTGTGTATCCATCTGAAAGCATCTGGTATACATTTGCATCATCCATTTTAATTTTAAGAAGATCTATCTTCTTTCCATCTCGCTCTTTAATAATATCAATTGTATTCTTAAGAACAGATAAAGTTTTAAGTCCAAGAGCATCAATCTTAATTAGACCAATTCTTTCAGCCTCTTCCATGTCAACACCAACGACTGGAATTCTTTCATCAGATCCAGGAGAAGATCTTGTTTCAAGTGGTGCATATCTAAAGATTGGTTCTTTTGCAGTAACAACACCAGCAGCGTGAATACCTGTTCCACGGATACGACCACGAAGTTGTTCTCCGTAAACCTCTACCTCTGGATACTTCTCACGAAACTCGTATGTTGATTTTGATGTACAGAAATCATCCCAAGAGTCTACAGTTTTTAAGACCTTGTTTACATCTGACAAAGGAATATTTAGAACTCTTGATACATCTCTAACAATTCCTTTACCTGTGAACTCAAGGAAGGTAGCGATAGATGCAACATGTCGATACTGTCTAACGAGATAGTCTTTTACTTCTTCACGACGAGTATCTTGAATATCTGTATCAATATCTGGAAAGTCGTTACGCTCTGGATTAATAAAACGGAAGAACAAAAGGTTGTGTTCAATAGGATCAATGTCTGTAATCTTTAGTGCATAACAAACAAGAGAGCCAGCAGATGAACCACGACCTGGACCAACCATAATTTCTTCCTTCTTAGCCCAGTTGATCATGTTACTTACAACAAGGAAGTATGGAGCAAACTTCTTATCTTTAATAATCTGCAACTCTTCTTCAAGTCTATCAAGGTACTCTTTGTTTTCTGACAAACCCCGCTCAGCCAAACCTTCTAATGCAGCCTTTGCAAGTTCCTTATCAGGACTCTTGTACTGTACTGGAAGAAGGTTTAGTCCTTCTTGAATTCCATAGTCTCCTACTGTATCTGCTAATAGGAGTGTGTTTGAGTATATGTCTGGTCTATCAATACCCTGCGATTCCATGGCTGCTTTAATCTCTTCGTATGAAAGTAGGTGGATATCAAACTTATTAAATGTGATCTGACGGTCTTCGCCATAAAGATAGTCAAGGCGTTCCATCATATTGCCTTTTTTCTTTGACTTTTCATATGTTGCATCTTTTACGAACTTGCCGTGTGTGTTCATAAGCAACTTAAACTCTTGAACTTCTTTTTGAGATGAATCAACATGGTGGCAGTCTGGTGTTACGACAACCTTAATTCCAAACTCATCTGCAAGTTCAATTAAATACTTATTGATGTGTGCTTCGTTGTGAGGCATGACTTCAATGTAGTAGTCATCTTCAAAACGCTCCTTGAACCAAGATATGTACTTCTTGGCAAGAGCAAACTCTTCTTCTTCTAGTGCTTTTACAAGTACGCTACTTGGACATGCAGAGGTAACAATAATTCCCTCTTTATATTTTTCAAGAATTGTAAAGTCAAATCGTGGCTTCTTAAAGAAACCATCTGTCCAAGATAGTTCACTAATCTTGTTAAGGTTTTCCAAACCAATTTGATTCTTGGCTAGAAGGATAATGTGGTTGTAGACAAGATCTTGCTGACCTTCTCTTTCAGACTTATCTCGTGTATCAGATATGTCTGCACACATGTATCCTTCTAGACCTAGAATTGGCTTAATGCCATTTGCTTTTGCAATACGGTGCAGTTCCCTATGCCCAGATAAAGTACCGTGGTCAGTGATGGCAATTGCTGGCATCCCTAACTCAACTGCACGGTTCACGTATTCTTCTGGAGTAGCAATCCCATCAAATAAACTAAAATGGGTATGGACATGTAAGCCGACGTAGTTCATATTACCAATCAGCGTTGGTGGATGAAGTTACTGATGGGCCATCAAAGCCCAGGTAATATGCTTCTTGCTCTGCATAAGGAATCTTCTTAAGTGCTGACTCAAGAGGATAAGGCTCAATGGCCTTCCAATCAAATGGTTCCTTGTCTGGTGCTGCTGGAATAAGTGTGTAATTAGTTTCAGTTCCCTGACCATTACGCTTTAACTTCCAGATTACGTTTGAGATGCTTCCTGTTTCAAGAGCATACTCACGAATTGTGTTGAATGATGACTGCTTGCTGATACCCATTGACCAGATTGCAACATATGGTGCTTCAATTCCATCGTCAACTAATACGTTGCAATAGAAGCGAAGGCGTCCACGCCAACCTGCTTTTGGATCCTTGCGATGCATTTCTTCTGCCCAGTCACGGCCTTCAGATTCCATTGTGTCTACAGCCTTGCGCTTGTAGTCCTTTGGATTTACGTGTTCCTTAACAACTAGTGCTAGTCCACGACTTTCATTATAGTTTGCTGAGTCTTCATCAAGTTCTTCGATAAATCGAATCTTAACTGATTGTCCATCAGCGAGTTTTAGCCACTTTAATTTTGGCCCGTCGTTTTCATACTTTGGCTTGTCGAGCAGGGCATTAATGTTCTTGAGTCCCTTTACTACGCTCATATATTTCTCCTTTGTTTGTTATATTAGTTTAGCATAAGAGATATTGATTTGTCAAACTGGAACTCTAAATTTTTAAGTTCTTCGTCGGGCATATCTCCAATATCCTTATACTGATTGTTTAGTTTAATAACAGAAACACGAGTAGAAAGTTTTTCAACTATCCTATCTTTCATGTTTCCTCCCGCCTCATCGTTATCAGCAATAACAATAATGTTATTGAAATACTTCTGAAGCAATTCTATTTGTGT